CCTGATGATGTTCCTAAAGTAAGTGATGTTGTTACTGCAGGCTTAACTGTGGTAGTACGGGCTGATTTATTAATACCGATAATATTTGCAACACGTTCATTTTCTGTTTTTACAGCTTTTGCTGCTGCTTTCATATCATAACCTAAAACTGTTCCAGATCCGATACCTGTCATTGATACTCCAATAAGTGCATCTTTTTCAGTTGTACGTTTCCAAATTGGACGAAGATAATGAAAATCAGTGTAACCTGCTTGAAGTGTTCCGATGAATGCTGCTGCACGTACTCGTTCTTCTAAATCTTCCTGTGATTCAATGTCCGATGCATTTACTTCACAAAGATTACAAAATTGAAAAGGACGAAGTGCAATTTCGCAACATGGGTTAGTTCCCCAATCTTTATCATTAGAAAGATATATTCCAGGTTCTCCAGCATTTGATAATTCAACACGTTTCCACAAATCCATGAAGAATTCTTTTGTTACTTTGTGACGTATCAATACTGCTGAATTATTTGCACGACCTCTTTGTGGATTATTCTCCCACCAGTTACCTGACTTACATGAAATCATTTCTTCATCATCTGCAGAAAACAAACTAATTAGTGCTGCTCTACGAATTCCTCCTGCTAATACTGCATCAGCAACGTGACAAACCATATCATGTACTTCAATTGGAGAAAGTTTGTCGCCATCTTCTTTTGCATCTAAAATACCTTGAAGTTTAATCAAACATTCTTTAAGTGGTTGCGGACCTGGAGCTTTTCCTCCTGATGTAATCAATCTAGCACCTTTAGGACGAATATCACTAAAATCAAATATGAAAGTTGAACCGCCTTCAAAATAAGATTTAACAACTGCTTTAACTGCATCTGCCCATCCTTCGATTGAATCTGCAATAAGGAATCTACGCGTTTTCTTTGGATTTGGTTTTCTAATTTCTGGTAATTTTTCTACATGATGTGATTGAACTGAATAACCTACACCAGTACCACCTAAAAGTAAAAACATTGCTTCACCAAAAGCTCTGTAATCATCAATTGGTAAATATGCACAATTGTAAATTCGGTTAGGGGAGATTTCAATTGGCTTTCCTCCGAATTGCAAACTTCTCATTGAAGGCAATACTTTTTTATCATATACAAAGCGATATGCAGCTTCTATTTCATCCCGTAATGCAGGATATTTTTTTTGATGCATCTCTTTGTTTCTTGTAACTAATTCTTCCCAAGTCTCTCGGCGGTTGAGCTCAGGGATGTATTTTGAATATTTCATGTAAACGGTAATCTCACTCAAAATCTTATTTGATATTTCCATCATTTTCCTTTATATTATTTTGTTTTCTTTTTTGCCAAGCATTTCGCATTTTTTCTTTTGCAGATTCCGAATGGGTTGTTCCGAATCTATTACTTAATTTTCCAATTTTGCCTTTTCCTACATTTCGTAATATTTCTTGCACATGTGCAGGTCTAGCTTTACCTTTTTTTGAATCAGAAATTTTTTTCTTTGTTTCTTCGGTTTGAATTTTACCATACATAGGATTTTGAATTCCAGATCGACTACCATTCCATGAACGTCCCGTACAACCATCTCCTCCAATTGTTATATTTACTAATGGTCCAGAATTGTCAATTAATCGACCAATTCGGTTAATCCAATACATTTCTAATTCAAATGCTTTTGATTCTGTTAAATTTCTTTCTAAGAAAATAGTATCAAACCCATGTTTATTTACTATATGTTTCCATTGTAAATTTTTTCGATCTCGTTGCATATAACGATTTCCATAACCTTTTCCTACGTAAAATGGCGTTCCGGTATCGCCTCTAACATGTAAATATACATAAAACATTGCGTAAATCCTTTAAAATGTTATTAACTTAATTTGTTTTTAGATAAAAAAAGGCCGGAGTTTTATGTCCGGACCTTATTTCATATAAATATGTTTTTATCCCAAAGTTCCTCCAAGATCTTTGAATTTTTGTGCTAAATTTTTCTTCATCATATTCTCGCCAGTTTTCATAACTTGCGTAGTTTGTTTGCCTTGAGTTGTTTGTGGTTCAAAGAATTGGAACTGGCCATTGTTTGTGTTAATTTTACTAGGTAATGTAATACCATCGGGGCCGAATCTATTTTTAATAACATGGCCTCTTCCGGTACCTGACATCTTATCTTCAACCTTTCTAGAAAGTGACATTAAAAAGTCAGCAACCATTACTTTGCCATATGATGATGCAATTTTATCTGCCTCAATAACATCTTCTTCTAAGGCGCTTCTTCCTGCTTGTGATGCAGTCCAAACTGGTATTCCATATTCCCCTGCCATTCCCCTTAACTCCTCGTATAACTCCTCTAAGGCTTCGTGTTTGTCCTTTTTTACGTTGATTTTCAACAAGTCACCATAATCCACAATAACCAAAGCTGGCGTTTTACCTAGCATCATGGTTTTTTCTAAATGAGCTTTGATACCCATTACTCCTACTGACTTGGTTGGAAAGTATTTAACAATTAAATCACCGCGTAATGAATCCATTTTTTCTTGAACTGTATCCTGATGATTTTTAAGTGTTTGTGCATTGATTCCTGTCAATACTGAATCGTAGCGTTGTCCTACATAATTTTCATTAAGTTCTAATGTATAATGTATAACACAATGACCTGCTTTAACTGCATTTGCTCCTATATTGATAAGCATCCAAGATTTACCAATACCTGCAGGAGCCATTACTACTCCTAATTCACCTGGAGCTAAACCTCCGTCCATTAAATCATCAATAACATCCCAACCTGTTGTAATTGTATGTCGAGATGCTTCTGCATAACGTGCTGCAATATTTTGTTTGTATTCTAAACCAATATTGGTATCAGCACCTGCTTTCATTGCTCCATCAATTTTGCTTTTTATTTCATCATAATTACCCATTTTGAGTAGTCCTACTGAATCCATAATAGCTCTTTTGATTTCTTGATTCTTACAAAATCTTAATATCTCATCTTTTACGAAAGTAAGATCATCAGACTCCATATATCGAAAAACTTCTTTGAGCTGTTCTAATACAGCTGTTTTCAATATATCATTATCAATCTCAGTTATTTTTACTTTGAGTACATCTTTTGAAGGAGGACATTTATATTCTGCAAAATGATCTAATGTTACTTCTAACAACCAACTATTTGCATCTGATTCGAAATAGTCTGGACGTATGATATCAGCAATTTGTTGTAAGAATGTTCTATCCGTAAATAATGCTGCTATTGTTTTTACTTGAAATCCGTAACCGTATTCCGATAATTTATCTGTCATATAACCATTATAATAAAAATGATGTTAAAATCAAATTATTTTTGTGTTTGTTTTGCAAAAGCATTTAATGATAACCAAGTATTATTTATCCAATCTGGTAAATTTTTCATTATTGCCCACATTTTATCTTCGTAAAAAAGACGTTGAAATTCTGCTCTATTTAATTCAGTAATAGGTTGTTCCATGATGCCTCTAATCTTACTAGCAGTTTGAGCAGGAATATCTAGCAATTTAATATTCATAAGTTGATAGTTTTGATGCAATATGCGTTCATTATCTAATATCTTTTGATATGATTTAGATTCTGTTAAACTACGTTTACTTTTTTCTATTAAATCGTCAACTGTAAATTCTGCAGATTTAGATAATTCTGGAATTAATTTTAAAATAGTTTTAGGACCTATTCCATTAACACCGGGAATATTATCAGATGCATCTCCTGTAAATGAACGATACACAACCATATTAGCTGGATGAATTCCGAATTCTTTTATTACAGTTTCTGTATTATACATTTTCTTTTTAATTGGCGACCAAACTTGTATGCGATTATCTACCAATTGATAAAAATCTCTATCCGTAGAAACTATGGTAATTTTTTTGCATGTATCTTGATACATTTGAGCAATATATGCAATTGAGTCATCTGCTTCAATGCCATCCATTGCCATAAACGTAACAGGCAAACAATCTAAATATGAAACTAATCTAGAAAATTGATGTCGCATTGATTCTTGTTCTTCTTCTAGGGTAGATTCATGATGATCATGACGACGCAATTTTGTCTTGTTAGCTCTATTTGCTTTGTAATCTCCATATATTTTTTTGCGTCGAGCAGAGCCACCTCTTCCGTCAAACACAATAATACAACGACTAGGTTTAAAATCTCTAATCGTTTTTCCTATTGAATATAAAAATCCAGTTATTCCACCGATATGATCTCCATCTTCATTATATGCCGGTGTTGCTCCAAAGCTACGAATGAAAGTATTCAAGCCGTCGAATACCATGAGATGATCATTAACATCCGACGGACCTGAATTCTTTTCTTGTTGTAACTGTTTAAATAATTCTTGATACTTATTCTTCATCATAAACTTCGTCAGTGATTATTACATCATCAATACCGCCGTCAACACCTGCTTGGTATTTGAAAATATAAGCATCGCAAATTCTTTGATATAACCTTTCTTTTACTTCTGGTTTAGAAATTACTTTATCAATAAAGTTTTTTGATTGAAATTTGATTTCTCCAAAAGTTTCACCTGTTGCAATATCAACATCTTCCAATGTATAATGTGCTCCAGATTGTTTAACTAAATCAAATTTCTTCATTGTTTCTAACCAACCGCCGTAATTGTCAATTCCGCTATCATAATAGATTTCGTAATTTACTTTTCTATGAGGAGGCCCCATACGATTTTTAACAACTTGAACTTCTGTTTTGCTTCCAACTACTTGTTCAACGCCATTAATCTTTGCTTTGATCATACCTGTATTTTTCAAACGCAATCTTACTGAAGCGTGGAATGGAATTGCTTTACCACCTGCAGTAGTCCATTGGTCTCCAAAAGATACTCCCATTTTGGTTCTAAGCTGATTGGTAAATATCAAACAAATTCTTTCTCTAGCAATCCAATTGGTAACTTTACGCATTGCTTTTGATAGAATAATTGATTTAGAAGTTGCATAACCATCTTTGTCATATTCAGCTGACATTTCAATCTTTGTAGATGCACCCATAATTGAGTCTACAATAATTGTAACCAAACGATCTTTATCTGATTTACGAACTTGTTCAACAATTGTTTCAATAGTTTCAAATATTTCTTCAACTGTTTCTAATGGAACATACAACATTGTTTTTAAATCAACACCGATTGCTTGAAGAAATTCACTACTTGTTGCTGCTTCTGTATCAATATAAACTGCCAATCCGCCTTTCTTTTGCGTTTCTGCTAAAGTATGTGAAGCTAATAATGATTTACCAGATGCTTCTAACCCCGTAATTTCAGTAATCCGTCCCACAGGAAATCCACCATGGGGACGGTTTGATATTGCTAAGTCTAATGAATCACACCCAGAGGAGATCCATTCGGTAACATTGCTCGGAGCATCATCATCGCCGGCTAAAAAGAAAGCGGTTTTAAGCGACTGCCCTTTGAATTGTTTGTTGATAGATTCCGCAAGGGTGTTTGCCAAACTGTCTTCTATTTCCAGTTTACTTTTACTTTTTGCCATTTATAACTCCTTAATTAAGCATTAAATAAATCATCAAATGCTGATGCAATGTCTGTTTGTTTTGCTGGTGCTGATTTTGCTGCTGCTTTTGTAGGTGCAGGTGCTACTGCTTCTTCTTCCTCTTCTTCAACATCCGAATCTGCATTTTCTGGATTCATCCATTCAGATAATGCTTTTTCTAATTCTTCATATGTTGGTTCAGGAAACAAATCAGTAATCTCAGGTTGATTCATAATTTTTTGAGCAATTTCTTTATCCTCAGTTGCAGCTTGAGTATTTGGTTTAACTCGTATTGCTGTTTTAGGATATGCTCCGCCTTCTGCTGGTGTAAATTCTACGTCAATATCACGACCATTAATTAAGTCTGTAATATCACCATAATCTGGATCTGAAATGATTGATAATAGTTCCGTATAAATTGTTTTACCAAATCCCCAAAACTTAACTCCTTCAGATTCTTTTCCTCGGATAATTACAGGAACATAAGTACGCATTTTAGGTTCAATTTTACGACCCATTAGCCATTCGTCTTTATCTCCAGTTTTCTTAAGTTTTTCTGCAAATTCTACAATTGGATCTGCGTTGCCAAATGTAATTGGAGATAACATTGATTTCTTTCCAATGTCATAATGAAAATACAATTCTAAGAATGGATTCTCTTTGCGATGTACGTACGGTACAATTCGGATACGTGTCTTACCTGCTTCAGGTTTCCACAAATTTTGTTTTTTGTCATCTTGCTTGTTAAGCTGATTGAGTTTCGCTTTAATAGCGTCTAAATTTAAAGCCATTGTTTAAATCCTTTTTTTAAGTGGTTAATAAAATATAAAAATATAATTACAATATAAGTAATTAATATGTTAAGTCCAAGTTAATTAAATAATTTTTTTGTTTTAGTTTTCGTTAGCTAATCTTTTCCCATGTACCTTTTTGCGGAATTGATGCTGCAGTGTAATTGTTTGAAACATCTCTACCTAAATGGAATACTTGACCTGCTGAATTTGGCTCTCCTAATTTTTCAATTCGATATGTTCCGCCACTATATTTAACAATATCTCCTACATTTAATGTTCTATCTGTACTAGGAGATGTAGTTTTTATGTTTTGTAAATTAATACGATTTGTTATATAATCTGGCATTTTTAACCAATCATATGAATCATAATGATTTGCAAGATCTTGTTGTATCCCGCTGATATCAATTGTTGATAATATTTCTCGTTTTTTATCTAAACTTAAAGAATTCCATATCAAGGATTCATTGTATTCTTTTAGTATTTTTTTTAAGCGTATCATATTACTTCTCATAAATAAATATCAACGCCATGAAATTTTCTTAAAGAAAACTAATGGAATAATACGATAGCCCGTTTCATCTGTAAGTATAAAAGAATTTTCATACATAGACCAATCCAGCTGATATGTTTTATCTAATACGCCATTATTCACTGCTCGAATTATTTCATTTAACGCATTTACCGTATATAAAGTATTCGTTTCTTTTTTGCGATGAATACTTATTGTGTTTTGTCCTCTTTGAGTTCCTGCATCTGCATTATATGTGCAAAATAAATTGTCTGTAGCATCAGCATTTGAAAAAACAAATATTCGATGTTCTGGTATTGTATAGCTTTGT